TCTGATTACCTAAATCTCTTCGTCTATCTATATTAGATAAAGTCTCATCTTGGCTTTCTTCAAAAGAGCGCATCTTAGCATCCTCTAATTGTTTTTGAAAGTAACCCAAACGAGCTTGCGAAGCTCCTTCAGGAGCCTCAGGCTCAACAAGCCCTTCCATTTGTCGGGCTCTAAAATCTTTTAAGTCTAAAGGACCTGCTGAAGGAGTCCCTAAAGCGGAAGCATCTTCTGCAATTGCAGGTAAGGGCTCTCCCCCTTGTAGAAGGGTAGCACCTATCCTTGTTCTAGGGCGAGTTCTACTTCCACTCCTAAGCAATTCCTTAAATTTATTTGGTGCTGCTTTAGTAACAGAAGGAGCAGCACGATCTATTCGCATATCTCTTCTAGCACCTAGAATATTTCTACCACCCCTACCACTACTAGTTTGTCTAGATCTACTAGGGCGTACAAAACCACCTTGCGGTTTAGGTCCAGGAGCATTGGAACCCCTTACTCTTAAAAGTCCTGGGGAATCAACGGCTTTTCCAACTCCTTCTCCTGTAATTTTTCCGGCTCCTTTGGCGGTTCCTTTGGTAGCTCCTTTAGCAGCAGTTTTACCTAATTTACCTAGGGTTACTGCTTGTCCTATGCCAGGCACTGCAGCGGAAGCTCTTAAAAGACCAGAAGCAACATCACCTCTTCGAAATGAAATACCCGCATTTATTAAGTCAACAAAGTTGCCCACTATTGGGGTCATACCTGCTACATCTAAACCTGTTTGTAATTTGTCAAGCCAAGCCATTTATATAAAAATTGTTAAGTTCATGAATAAAAAAGAAGAATGTATAAATTTAAGGTTTATTAGCAGTAAGTCAACCTATCGACTGAAGCACACTCTGCATAAGAAAGGTGTGCACAAAAAAGGGTAGGCAGGTTTTTTATTTTTATACTACCCCTTTTTAAAATAGGGTGTGCACTAAAAAGGGTAGGCAGGTTTTTATAGGCTCAGGTACCCCTTTTTAGGGATACTAGTGTATGTACTAAAAAGGGTAGGCAAGTTTTTATATGCTCAGGTACCCCTTTTTTAGTACATACCTTTTTTAGTACATACCTTTTTTAGTACATACCTTTTTAAAAATAGGGGGTAAAACCTGCCTACCCTTTTTAGTACATACACTTGTATTTTAAAAATAGGGGGTAAAACCTCCAAGGCCCCTACCTAAAAACTTTACATATACCTATTAAGCATATTATTTCATACTGTTGTAAAGTGCTTAACTTAGTTATAGGAAGTTTTTGAAAGCAATCTAGAGTTGATCCGTCGCTAAAATACTAGAAAGTTTCTTCAAACTTCTCCCTTCTGAGAAAGTTCCATCCGAATTTTTCGTAGGAGGCTCAACTGCAACCAATCCGTGCCTCTGCCTGGCTAAATCTAAACACAAGAAGGCTGCATCTGCTAAGTCTGGGGACTGACCAAAACGAGACTTATACTCAGGTTTTGACTCTAATTTCATTCTTAGCGTGGTGCTTTTAACTAAATCATAGTTTCTACTAGTAATTTCTTTAGCTAAATCTCCCGTTATTCCAAACAATTGTTTTGTTCTACATAACTCTTTGCCAACAAACCAAAGCTCACTTACCCTGTTAAAGTAAAGCTCATACCCTGTTAGCTTACTTTTTGAACTAACTTTCTTATCTGATGCCTTCCCTCCAAAAGAAACTCGAAGAACTCCTTCGCCAAATTCTGCCGACAATATATCTGCCAAAGGAGATCCCGCACCCGTTGAGTCAATTGCAAGATCATAAGGTTGAACACCTTTCTTCTTACACTCCTCTTTCACCTGCTGCACAATCTGATAAGAACGTGGGACCGCTTTGTTGGTGGCATCGTCATTAAGTTGTACAGCTTCCCCTAGTTCACAAACGAATTGACCTGTTGTGTCCACACCTACTTTTCCAAAGTAAAGAATAGATCTGTCGCCATTATTAGTAAAAGCGGGGTCAAATCCAGCTATGCTTGTAGGTTTGCTCTTCCACTTAACTTGATTCATGGACCCTGATCTTATGATCTCTGCTTCACTGTATACTGTTTCAGCTTCATCTGAGTCAAAGAACACTGCCCTAACCATTCGCATATACCCTCTACTTTCAGGTCCTAGTAAGTCAGCATCTTCTGCAATTTTCTTAGCAGTTGGTAGCCAAGGAAAAATATCTTCTCCTGCTAAGACATTAGGAGATCTTTCCCCATCTAATCTTATATAGGTTCCACCCCACTTAGTTTCCCAAGTATCATCCGTTTCTACGTTAACAGATTCCCAACCACCTGCTTCTTTTGGTGTGCTCCATACACCGAAAGCATCAAACCTACTAGAAGGGTTGCTCATTCCTACTAAGGAAAAATAGGGGTTTTTTGATAAGTTTGATAGACCTGCTTGCAATATAGCTTCACTTAATTCACTAAGCTCGTCAGCAATCAAGATGACTCTTTTTTGTTTTATACCTATAAATTTACCAACAGCTTCCCTTGTTTTAGATTTTTCTGCTGCTATTAATGATAGCCCTGCTCTTTCTACTAAGTTCCCTTGTTCATTGATATAAGCAACATTACCTATTGAATCTCTAATTTTAAAAGGAGCTCCTTCTAGCATAGAGAGTAAACTGATCACTGAACCCCAAATCCTTTTCCGTGCTTCTCTGAGTGTAGTAGAAGTGAGTAGTACTAAAGTTTCATGTGGAGCAGCTAACCAATTAATTATTCCCCAAGCAGCCATTGTGTGGGACTTTCCAGAAGAAGCAGCTCCCCCTATAGCTACATACTTGTTATTTAAAGCTGCTCTTATTATTTCTTCTGCCCAAGGATGCCGTACCATTAAAGGTTCAGGCACATCTGGGTTATTCCAAAGTTCATCACAAAGCCTCCAAAAATAATATTCTCTAGCTGAAACTTTAATGTGCTTAGAAAAACCATACAAAAGTGCAGAGATCAAGTTGCATGGGGGTATCTTCATGCCCCCTACATCCATTGTATTTGTCTTACCATCTACCTTAGGCTCATAAATAATTTTAGTTGGAGTCATGAGAAACTTGAATTGTAGTAGTTATAATAGTATATATTAAGTGGTTTGGCTAAAGATAATAGAGAAGAGTTAATTCAAAGAGCCGTTGATTTACATCATCAAGGTTTAAAACCTGCTAGTATTGCTAGGGAACTAGACATACCTCCAACTACAATAAGGAGATGGTTGAAAGATAAGGCAGGTAGAAAACCTAAAGATATGCGCTCTAAAGAATATCAAGAAGAACAATTAGCAAAGCATGATAATCATATAGAAGAGAAAAAATCTATAGAACAAATTGCTGATGCTCAAGCTACTCCTGCTGAACAGTTTCAAGCCTACATGGCAGGTCTATCTCTTAAAAAATTAAAAGATGCTGATAGCTTAGGAACTTTAGGGCCTATCAGAACTGCAAGAGATGCTGAGATTTGGAATAAAATCGCTAGGGAAAACTTAGGGTTGTCAGGACAAAATGGAGGAGGGCCTAATGGAAAAATACAAATTGATTTATCTATCCTTAGAGAAGACTGGAAGAAGAAAGGCCCTATAGTAGAAGCAGAAGAAACTGAACCTGAAGATAACAAATAAATGTCAACACACGAAGACGGGGATACCGCCCTATTACTTTATGAAGGATTACAAAATGCTTTTGTTGGGAGTGTAGAAAGATATGGGCAACCTCCAATAGCTTGTTATAGTAAGCGATTAGTAATTAAAGTCTTACAAGAAGACTATGAATTAAGTGAAAAAGAAGCTAGAGACAGATATGAATTTGAATATTTACTCAGTAACCATGGGGAAGCTACCCCATGTTTTTTAAATGATGACCCGCCAAATGTTTCAGGATCGTTCAAGGATTAATAACCCAACCGTAGTTATCCGAAAAAATTTACCTAACAAAGATTTTAAGTTTGTTAGTGAAAAAAGGGTAGGTACATACTATTTGGTAATACCAAAAACAGCCAAAGAAATATTCTATATACAAATGCTAGTGAAAAATGTAGAAGTCATGATACCCCTTGAAGGTGATGGTTTAATTCTTAGCTGTAAAGTTGTAGATAGATTCTTTGTTTTACCTGACTAATGATAATTGGTATTGATAACGGTTTGGATGGAGGCTTGGCAGCCATATCAAAAACAACAGGAGCTTTAATTGATAAGACTGTTATGCCTACTTTTAAAAGAGGCACGAAAAGGGAAGTTGATACTTATACTCTCTATCAATGGATTTTAGGTCTTGATATATCTCCTGGTCAATTTGTAATTGCTATTGAAGAACCTTTACATCACGCTAAATCATCGCAAGCTGTTAGGTCTATGGCGTTATCTTTTGGTAAAATAAAAGGTTTGTGTGAAATAAAACAATGGGAGCATTGT